TGTCGTCCTAGGTTAGGGTCATAATATACTTTCTTAAACCCAGATCCTGCTAGACCAAGGTTATAGAGCAGACGCTCATGCTCTGATCGGTATTCTACCATGTTCTCTGTCAGCTCATAGTTCATGTCTGCTTTTACACGATCAGCCGCTTCTTTCTTATCTTTAGTCTCTTGACCTAACATCTTTGTTTTTACAGGTCCTTGTGCAGGAAACGTCTCACTCATTGTCTCTGCTTGGAATCGAATAGCAGCTTCAGCCAGTACAGAAGAGTACACCCCACAGGAACCTTCCCACGGTTCTGTACGCTCTTCATACTTAAACCCTAACACGTCAAGACCTTTGACGAACGTATCTGCCCACTCTTTACGACTTTCCAAGTCAGAGTCGATATTACCCAATAACTCATCAGCCACAGCAGCGAGTTGATCTTCTTCCATGTTTTCCGCTATGTTCTCGTCAAATGCCCCTGTGCTAACACCTTCAGCTCCAGGCATTATGGTTACTTCCATACTACCATCGTCCAACGTAACCATCTCAGGGTTCACGATTTCTATCTCTAGTTGTTCTGTTGCTTCTTCTTCTACACCCTTTGGGGCTTGAAATAGTCCTTTTTCTACTGCCATGATTATACCTTTCCAAGTGTGGCTATGCCACCTGCTGACATACCAATTAAACCTTTTAACCTCTCCATGAAAGACTTTTCTTTAGGAGCTACCCCTGTTGGACCTACTCTAGCACGTCTAACTGCTGCATCATCATAAGGTCTATAAGCAACAGGCACGGCTAGCGGTGGGTCTCCTCTCTTCGCTAACGCTTCTCCCGCTAACTCTTCTAAAAGGTCTACTTTGTCTTCAAACATAGATCTTAAGTCTGTATTTTTAAACTGGGCGTAGGCTGGACCTCGGAATACCCTTGGGTCCATATCCATGCTTTTTAAAAACTTTTGGTCTATTATACCTAACAAGTCATCTTCGTTAAATCGTTTGACCTGACTTTCAAGTTCAGGGTTTAATTTTTTTAGTTCGTCTATAGCAAAATGTCCAACTTCATGTCCTAAAACAGATTTAGGTACATCTTGTGCGGTGCGAAGTGCATCACTATCTTTTCTATTTACTAACTTGTTTAGAACCTCATCGCTAAAACGTTGTGTATTATCATAAGTTATCTGAGGAAGAAGACCTGACTCTTTAGGAAAAAGTGTTTTCATTAAATCTTCATCAAAATATAACCCCTTTTGCGTAGTCCCATAACCTGATGGATTTTCCTTTAACTGTTTTATTCTAGCTTGGGCATTATTATAGGATCGTGCAAATGAAGCTGCTTCACTAGCAGGTACTCCTTTACCTCCTTCCTTGGTATCATCATTATAGTAATCAATCATCTTTTGTAACACCGCTTCAAGCTGTTTAATGTCATTTTTAGCTCCTGCGGCTTGCGCCTTTGTGGGAGTTTTGTCTAACTTCTCAGTTATCATCTTCCCATAATCTCCACCAGTAATGTCTTCAATTATGTTAAAGCCCAATCGTCGTAAGTTACTATCTCCAACAACAGGTTGTTTAGATGCTCTATATTCTATATCCCCTAAACTCCTAAACTTATAGGGAACATTATCTCCTGAATAATCAGCTAACTCATCTGGCTTTCTAGCAGGTACACGAGCAAACTCTAATGCGCCTAGTCCTTTTTTCTGTGTCATCAGTAATACCCGCCACGTCTTTGTTTGAAATACTGTATCTCTTCAGGTTCATCGCTGGGTAGTCGTATAAACCCACCCTGTCTAAATCTCATCAACGCCATGACGGTGGAGTCAACCAAGTCATCGTGGCTCATGAACGGAAACCCTGCTATCTCTTCGATTAGCTCCTCTGCCCATCGTGTTTCGGGAACCCAACACAGACCTGATGACACAATGTCAGTCACGGAGTTAAGTCTAGCTAGCTTGTCACCAGATCCCCTGTGTGGTGTATATTCCTGTATAGGTATACCCATTCTCCTCATTTCTTGGTACAGCGCAGTTCCTGCACTCTTTTTCTCCACGATGAACGAGTCAGGCTCCCATTCTCTATATTCGTTCATAGCCAACTCTTTGAGTTCGGGAAACTCCAACCGTCGTTTTATGCTATTTAACAATATAATGTTATAGTTGTCCACCTCTTCATTCAAAAACACACCCCACGTCGTCAGACCTGTGTAGTCCGCGCGGTTGTGTGTCTCTGCGGCTGCGTCCAAAGACATGATGATATACTCACATATCGGTGGGTCTTCTTTCTTCCACATCTGCCACCACTCACGTTTGACCAACGCGGCTTCTTCTGCTGTCGGTTCCTGCTGATACTGTGCGTTCCACTGAAACACAGGCATAGATGCTTTCGTTCTGAGCAGGGCTTCCATGTCAAAGAACTCAGGCCACAGAGGTTTTTGTACAAGTTCTTTCGTTTTCTTATCTTCTACGTCCATTATGGCTGGAAACTCTACAACCTCGTACTGATCAGACTTGTCGTTGTTCACCATATCCTTGGTCACACGCCCTGTCAGGTCGTCCATGTGCCACCGTGTCTGTATGATAGCTACCCGACCTCCAGGCATTAGACGTGTTCGCGCACCGAATGTGAACCAGTCGTACGCTTTCTCAAAGACTTCAAAGTTTCCGTTTATAACATCCTGCTCGGAATGGGGATCATCAACGAGCAAGAGGTCAGCACCACGCCCAGCAATAGAAGAACCAATACCACACGCATAATATTCACCTCCTGAATTTGTATTCCAACGCCCTGCCGACTTAGAATCCACAGCCAAAGCCACTGTTGGACTTTACGTCCAAAGTCCACCGCTAAGTCTGTGGTGTGCGATACCATCATAACTTTCTTGTTCGGGTTGCGTCCAAGAAACCAAGCGGGGAACATTATAGAAACAAGCTGGGACTTTCCGTGTCTGGGAGGAATATTTACACAGATTCTGTCCTTCTGACCCTGCTCTATGTCCATAAGCATGGTTGCAAGCATCCTATGATGTTTCCCCACTATGTAATCGGGCTGCATGTGCTTACAAAACGCTATCAAATCGTCATATGCTGCCTGATTATGCTGTCGTGTGGCTAATTCATCGACCATTTTGTCTATTTCAGCCACTTCTTCAGGTGTATATTGGTCTAAATTGTCTAACATGACCTGAATTTCGTCCTCAGAGAAGTCAAGAGCGTGTTTATTCACCTTTTTCCTCGTCTAAACCTAGCTCTTTGTCCACATCTATGGGTTCACCATCAATTACAGCCGCATCTTCGACTGGATTTACCAATTTTGTGAGCTTTGAACGCAATCTTTCCCGTAAATCGTCCGTAGATTGGTGTGTTATGGTCACTTCAGACTTCTCAGCGAACAATCCTACGTCCGAAATCTTACCTAAAAGCTCTAAAGCACGTATTCTGACCCTCGGATCGGGGTTTTCAGTCTCTTCTATGAGCTTATTTGTTACCAAATGCCGTATTTGCACTGCACTTTCGACCACAGAACGCCCAAACTGCTTCAAAATACTGTCTGTTAGGACAAGAGAGGCGGGTGTTAGCGTGGACATTTTCTTTTCGGTGACTTTTTTCGACACATCTTCAGGATCATCAGCGTAAGCAACGGATAATCTTGCGGCTGTGTCTTTATCTTCTTTGGTTGGCTCAAGGTCGATGCCATGTTCTCCCAACTCCTTCGCTGTATTCGCGGCTGCCTCTACACGTGTCTTTAGATCAACCGAAGACTTACCCTTTTTTATGGGTACGTTCAACTCTGGTTCTACTACAATAGTCATTTGGTTCGATTATATACTACAAAATTTTTTAAACGCAAGATGTTTGGGACTCCAAAGGGGGGTACTACCATATATAGAGGGGGGTGGGGGGTCAAACTCAGAGAAATGTGATTTACT